AACTCCTCTAATTCTTTATCAGTTTTACCTGGATAAGTTTCCGAGGAGTCAAATAAAGGAAGCATTTGACCGTCTATTTCGGATTGTTTTGGTTTATCTTTGTCTTTGTCGTCGTCTACATCTACCCCATGCAAAGCTGCTTGAAAAGTATACTCAGGAACTTTAGATTTTTGTATCTCTCCATATAACGCTACAGCTTGCTCCATTGTAATTCCACCTTGTATATATTTTTTTCTATAAAAATCATCTAATCGGTAACTGGTTTCTCTGATGATTTCTGTAACTGTCCCGTTGAAGTCCACAAAATTTTCGCCTTCCCCTGAAGGCGTTTCAAGTTTTTTATTAGGCCCTCATAATTAACTTCAAAAATAGTATCTACTATCTCCATTAATTGGGTATTTGTTAATTCATCAAAGCCAATTTTTTCATTCTCATCGAGAACATATTGGAATATTTTACCTAAATTGTCTTTAATGGCTTTTACTACTGTAGCAACAACTTTCATATCCTCAGATTTTTCCAATTCATCATCGTCAGCAAACTTCTGAATTATTCCAGTTATTCTGTCTGTCATATTGAATTGATCTGCTACTGAGAGGGGATAAATTATTACTTCTCGGAGGGACCTAACACCTACTTCCACAGTTGTTATCTGTGGATTCATTTTTGAATTTTCCTTGCTCATAACATTCTCCTTAGAGATTAAAGTAAATAAAACCTTCCAATTATGGATTGTATTGTTTGAAGTATATAAGGGTTATTTTAAGAAGTCAAGAAATAAAAATGCCCTTCATATTTCTATGAAAGGCATTGTAAAAGGTTAATAATGATTAAGCAAACACAATTCTTCCGAGTGTAAGATCGTCCCACACACCGTTTCCACCAGTTACTTCTGAATCAGCCCTCTTGGCCTCAAAAGTTAACGGAACATTTGCATTATCTTCGGACTGGAGATCAATTTCTACAGAAGTTGTGCAATTAGCCCTTGGAAAAATAATAGTCATTGTGTTTGTACCGTTGGGATAAGTATAAACAGCTTCCATTCTAACATAAGCTGGAGCAGTTAAAGCTCCAAGATTAATACTACCTGAATGAACATTAGCATAAGCACTACTACCTGCCGAATACGGAGTAGTAGTAAAGGTGTATGTTTCATCAGCAGCCCAAGTACCTGTGAAAAAACTAACAGGAATACTAAAGTAATCATTAACTCCATCATCCGGATCCATTGCAGTGATCAGATCCGCAAAATCAAATACCCAACCTGTGACTGCACCGGTAATAACACCAGTTGTTGCAGTAAGAAAGAATACTGTCCAGGTTTCAGCAATAACACCTCCGGCAGAATCAGTAACAATATCTCCAGTAGTTGTTCCAGCAGTTGTTACTTCCGATTCATTAATAACATCGGCAAGTATTTCCGCACTGACATCAATACCTCTTGCGAGAGCTAAATTGTAAGGTGTGATCTCTTTAAATTCACATTCAAGCATGGCAGCTTCTCTGATGGGAAGTGTAAAATCCTCCAACATCGGAAAACCTGATTCCAGCTTCCAATAGTCAACAGTACCTGTAAACTTCGTTGATGCAAGAGCACCAATTGAATCGGCAGCCACAAGCTGAGGAGCGATTAAAGCAATATGAGTTGCTGAATTCCCCACCCTGATTTGTGCTAATCCTAAAGCAACAGTACTGGTATCTTTTGTAACAGGCCCTGTTCGGGACATATCAAAATCTCCTTAATTAATAGTTTATTTTAATCCCCAATTCTTCCATTTCTGGATTGATAAAAGAACAGCTGGCTTCCGTTCTTTTAATATCTTATTTTTTTATATCATAGGGAGGAAAGTAATTCAACACATTTACATGATCGCAGGATCTTTTGATACAATTCATTTTAACTGAACCATGTATTTCCATATCTACTACAGGAAGTCCTCCTTCTCTTTTACCAAAACGAAACTTCCAAAGACCGTTAGGCAATCTTTCAATAAGCTTCTTCCCACATTTTTCACAAACAATAAACATTATTTACCACCCCACTTACAAAGTAGATTTATAGACTTGAACTGAATTGCATCCTCATTCTCCATTTTACCTAAAGACATCTGCAAAAAGGGGAGTATACCTCCAACAATAGTCCAAGCTGCTGGAACCGAAGTATCATAATAAGGTATCGTTTTTAATCCATTGGTCGAACCTTCATCAAGTAAATAATTCATAACCAAGTCTTCCAAAGCAGCAAGATTATCTCCTTCTTTATCATTCCTGGTGTACAAATTCAAAACAAGTCTTTGTTCCGACACAGGCCCAAGGTTTCTGGTTCCAAAAGTAATAATAACCCATTCAGTATATTTGACACCGGTAGAAGCTACTTGTGGGGTTTCCAGCAACTCCTCAAAAAATACTTTAATAGAGCTGGTGGTTTCTAAATTATCAAGGAAGTATTTTTTAATGCTCTTTATGAAATCAACTTCTCTAACTGTTGGGTTTAGTGCCATCTTTATCCTCCACCGCTTTTAAACCTTGTTTTATTGCTGGGTATAACTCTGTTTCCAAATAATCTTTAGCTTCCTCGTGTTCTGGAATAGTTCCATCATATTTGAATTCCATATTGTCTAAAATAATTTTAAACTTTTTAAGATCCGTTAAAGTTATGCCGTACATGAACATAAAATCATTCGGTTGTACATCTATTAAATTCATAATCATCCTTATTCAAAATTAGTATCCAAATCTTTAGTGGTCCAACCTTCTTTCTTTAACCAATTTTGCATCACTGCATCAGATTTTTTTACCATTCTTGCTCCAGCAGGTGTAACATAGGCAGGAACATTAATTTGTGCTTTGCTTGCTTCAAATCTTGATAACTTCTCCGTGAAAGTCTCAGTACTAAAATCTTTTTCAACACCACTACCAACTACTTTGTGCATACCTTTTAAAGAAGCTGCACTAATAACATTGGATGCTTGTCCTTTACCAAATGCTTTAGTAGTCATATCTTTACTTTCGTTCTTGGCTGCATCATAAATTGCTTTCTTCACCATGTTAGCCATAGGAGGAAATTTTTCTGAAACAAATCTTAGCATAGCCGGCATAAATAAAGGTCTTGCTGGATGAAGTTTTCCTCCAAACTCATTTATCATGGCATATTTGGCAACACTGATGTTCCCATATTGTTTTCCATTTATACCAATTCTTGGAACCATTATGTTTCTACGAATGCCTACTGTTTGAGTATGCTTACCCCTATAAATAATACCGATATTTTTATACACATTTTTATGAAGCAGCCAAGGAAGAACATTATATTTCTCTTTATACTTCTGATATTGTGGATTATAAGATTCAGTATACTTTAAAAAAGCAGCTCCCTCTTTCATCCATCTTTTTAATTGAGAAACAAAATAGGTGCTAATAAGCTTTGTAAATCTTCCACCACCTTTTGTTTCACTCCAATAAGCTAATGTCTGTACTCCTCCAAGATAAAATTTATGGGCTTTTTCTAACTTTCCATAATTCGCGGCGAAATCTACCCCGTTAAGGGAGAAAAGCATCTGTTTTTCACCGACGATAGCCATTACTCTCTTGAATCCTCTGAAAGACTTATTGATAAAAGACCAGTAAATCTATATTTATCAACTGAAATTACTTGGTAATACTCAGTAGCAACAGTCCTATCCGGATAATACCGATCTCCAGGACGTATAGTAGTATATCCTTGAGTATAAAGGGCAAACTTATCATCAATTGTTTGCATTGCTCCAATATTTTCTTCGGAAACTGCTCTTGACAACATACAACCATTCACATTATCCTGAACATTAGTCCAAGTAATTCCTATTTCTTTAGTAGTCGCACTCCTGGCTTCTACACCTCTGGAAAACTTTCCTAAAGAATTACAAAGAATGAAAAAATTAGAATAATCGACAACCTCATTTTCAAATAAAGTCTTTTTGACATTCATCATTAAAAAGTTTTTACTATCAAAGGTGATAAGGTCGCCTTGTTCTATCTGGGTATCATATTGAAAAGTTCCAGAATAACAAAATTGTCTTATAAATTCGGTGCTCTGATCAAAGTACATTTCATAATCAAGAAATTCTCCTGAAATAGGACTTCCGGTTAATTTAGAAATAACAAAAGGGGTTGTTAATTCTTGCAGAACTTCTTTTATGTCTTCACCAATACCTGCCATGATCTGTACTCCAAATATTTAATATTCTATTACAAATAGGTCATATCTTCACCATCGGAATCATACTGAAAACCATTGGTAAGATAAAAAGATAAATTAGAATAAGTACCGGTATCAAAAGTTTCTGGATTATTTTCTAAAGCTTCTTTAAAGGTATCATCCATCATTTTAAGCAATTGCATGTAGTGATTAAACCTGTGTTGAAGACTAATTTTTTTATATTGAAATTTGTGGGCGGATTCAAAAAGAAGAATATATACAACAAATCTTTTTGTCCTTTCTACCAACCAGAATTCTTGAAAAGAATCATTGAGTGGTAAACTCCAGTGAAGTTCTGCTTGGGCTTGAGAAGCGGCTTGTTTAAAACCATCATCTGAAACTTTTTCATAAGAGGCGCCCATTCCATCTTTGACAAACTTTACTAATTCGGCCTCAGTTAAAATAGACATTATAAACCCCTATATTATTTGTTGCGTTTTCTCAATTTTAATCTGTTTGATTTAACAGGATCGACATCTCCTTTATTGGCGTCAGTTTCCTGGTCGGTACCGAGCTTTTCTTGCACTATAAGAGTATTACGAGACAGTCGAGTCTCACAAAGCTTTATTTCAGCAAGGAGCCACTCTGGGAGATCATTTTTTCTTTTTTCACGAAAGATAGTTCCGGTAAGGATAAGTTTATCCATTCCATTTTCTTTGATTCTTAAATTTGCAGTCAGTTTCACGGTAATCATGATTGTTTTCCTTAAGTAAAAAAGGGCAGAGTATTAAAAACACTCTGCCCTATAGGTTAATTAATAGTATAAGTAAATGTAGTATCGGGGTGGTAAAGAACAGGCAAACCCTTGTCCTGAATTCTTAACCAGATACCTTCTGGATCCCATTCATCTCTTGTGTCAGCAAATTTACCCCATCTCCTGGAATTCCCATAAGGAGCTTCCATGAACTCGGCAACTTTGTCTCCTTCCTGAGTAGTGCTGAACATGAAGAATTTACTATCACCAATGAACTTTTTCTTCATGGTGACTTTATCTTCCCCAGCAACATAAGAAGAAACAGGAGCAGTATCAACAGTAACCGTACCTGCATCAACATCAACAGCAGAAATGGTGCTGTCTTCCCAGGAATTAACTTCGCTCATGTCATAAAAGCGGAGCTCTCCACCAACTTCAAAATCAGAAGCATCGTCAACAGAAATAGCAACTGTAGATCCACCAACAACAGCTCCGGTAAGATATGCGGGCACTTCATAAAGATCATCATAAATGACCAGAGGGCCTACACCGAGAAGATTTCCGAGAACCTGAGAAGGATTGGCAAAAAGATCACCATTCCCAAATGCAGATTTAGCCAGAAGATCCTGAATAGCTGTTTTGAACATCAGAATTTTTAAGACTTCGCTATTACACATAGCAACAACAGAGGAAATTCCAGCATCATCAGCAAGAATTCTTTTCGCATCAAAGATATCTTCAACAGGATCACTGTCTGCATGGGTAACGTCCCAACAATCATTACCTGTGAGGGTAACTTTATGGGTAGCAGGGATGCCATAATCTACTGTAAAACGGGCACCGCCTTTCTGCAGGTAAGAAAATCCGCCTTCAATAAACATCTGTGAAAGCATCCACTCACGCCTGCGCTGGATACGATAATCCAGTTTTTTAGTACCCTTAGAGAGTTTTCTTTCAGCGGACTGATAAGTAGCCCACGAACCAGGTTCCCTCATGTTGTTGAGGAATTCCTCATCAAAGTACATTTTTTCTTTGTAAAAAGCTGCCTTCGCACTTGCTTCTCCGGTTCCATCCACGCCTACGGCGGGAGCTGGAGTTCCAGGAGCAACAAACGGTGTCATACCGGCAGAACCATATTCAATTTCCCATCTAATTGTATCCGAATCGTATTGAGTCGTCGGAAACAAATTAGAAAAGAACATACTGGGAGCCATATCAAGCTTAGAGATAAGCTTATTTAAAGTCTCCAGTTTCAGAGATGCAATACCTTCTGAACCTTTCATCAATTCGTCTCCTTATTTAAGTATTGTAAAACGACCATCATCAACACTACCAAGATCCACAATTGCAGCAGCATCCAGACCAATAAGGGAAGCTGTATAAAGAACTGCATTTGAAATCACGACGGAAGTCAGTGCCCCAACGGCAAACTCACCTGTACCAGCATCCACATCTGCATCAATAATACTTGCAGCTTTTGTGAACGGTGTGGAAGAATCTCCACCTTTTACATAAACATTACCAAAATAGGTAGAAGTAAAATTTGCATAATCAGTAATGGCAGTAGTAAAAGTAATCTTTGCCTGGGTAGAATTAACAGCAGTTCTATCAATAGCTGTAATTGCTCCCAGATCCTCAGCGGCAAGAGCACCTTGCTGGTAATCAACACCAGGGGTGGTTTCAGTAGCTTCTGTTTCACCATCTGTGGCTTCGGTAATAGTCGCAAGTCCAGCAATTACACCAACAGCAGCCCAGGTCAAAATAATCTCAGTATTTGCTGTTTCGGTTATCACAATTCCACAAGCAGCATAATCAGTATGTGCTTTAAGAAGTGTAGTAAGCCCCACAACCGTTGCAGTTGCACCAACAGTGACATCAAGTGAGACATCACCATGCTCCAGAGTCCATACATCAGCAGTCGTAATATCAGCATCAGTAATGGCGATATTCTGGATTTCTGCAACACCTGCACCAGAACCATCCATGATCAAAGAATCGCCAACAATGAATTTATAGGAATCTTCAATCCCTATATAACAAATAACAGCTCCAGAACCTGGATTAGCAACTAGATACGATTTTGCATTTGTATCATTTTCATCAGCATTTGTTTGGGGGTAAGGGTAAAGTTTCCCAGTATTAGAACAAACAGCCATCACAGTTCCAGATTTAATAACTCCGTAACCTGGCTTGATTGTCTTGTCCAAAATTAAAGCGATATCCCTTGCACTATGAAATAGAGGTTTAATCCCAATAGTTTCGGGAACTCTATTAAATTGAGGAATACTGCCGCCTAAACGGGCATCAGATCGAATAGCCATTGTTTAAGCCTCCTTCTTTGTTTGAACATATCCGAGCATCCGGGAAATAGCTTCATCATCGGAATTATCTTCAACAGGAGCAACAGCTTTAAAATTAGTAGTAACACCCTGAACCGGAGCAACCGCTCCAACTGTGTCTTCCCAATCTTTAATTTCTGTATTAACTGCTGTGGTATATCCGGCAACGTCAAATTTTCCATCAGTCATATGTTTGTTATAGTCAATCTGAGGAACTTTTGCATGAATACGTTCAGGCAAAGAACTTGCAGCTAATGCCCCAGACATAATGGATGCCGCTTTTTCCTGAGTGGCTTCCTCATCACGTAGAACGTCTCTTTTTTCCAGAGACTGCACACGATCAGTTAAACCATCCTCTTTGGTTTTAGAAGCAGCAAGCTCCGTTTTCAAACCCGTAATTTCCTCATCCTTAACTACCAGAGCCGCTGAATGATCAGCCTCTAAAGCAGAAGTATCTGGAGTTACGGAAGCCACAACCTTGGCATACAAATCTGGATGCTTGGTTTGCAGCTCTTCCATTGTCAATTTCATTTGGAATTCTCCTTCATAATTATTTTCTTTCATAAGTTCTTCAAAAGAACCGAGTCTATCAGCCATCCCAGCATTTACAGCCTTCTGGCCTACTAAAACTCCACCATGTCCAAAATCATTAATCACTGTACTTGTAGAAACATTTCTATTCTTAGCCACTGTATCTATAAAAACTTCCGCAAGGTCGTCAAGTTCAGCAGTAATAACCTTTTTGCCCTTCTCCGTCGAAACATCTGGACGTTTATTTGGGCTTGCTGTATTCACTATCTCAATGTATCCGTCATCATCTCCCTTGGGGTTGGGATAAGCAACGACAACACCGATACTTCCAACTCTCGAGGTGGCATCCAAAACTATCTCAGACGCAGCAGAGGCAAGCCAGTATGCCGCAGAAGCGCCTACACCACCAATATAAGCTGTAATTGGTTTTGTTTCAGAAGCGGCTTTAATAAAATCGGCAGCTTCATTTATTCCAGTAACAGTTCCACCAGGACTATCAATATCAAGTACGATGGATTCTACATCTGGATTATCAAGAACCATTTGCAAATCACCTACAATGTCACCCAAGACACAACCGATACCCAACCATTCAGTTAAAATATTGGGTTTAGAAAAGACAGGTCCGTGAATAGGTAGATGAGCTATTGATCCTCTAATTTGGGCAGAGCGGGTCTCCAGTAAGCGTTCAGACTTGAGTACCTGGAGTGATTCTTGGTCCACTGATACATCATCAATGAGAAAACTTTGAACCATAATCTCAAGCCAAGCCTCTTCCACTAACCAAGGTTCTTTAAGTAGAGAAGCTAAAAACTTTTTCACATGTGTCCTCCTTTATTAATTTTTTCTAAGCAGCAGGTTTGGAAACATCATCTTTTACTAAAATATTCCCTTCTAATACCGTTTGTACTATACCAGATGCAGTAATGTCAACAGCATAATTATAAAGTCCTAAATCTGATATTGCTCCAGTTATAGTTGCCGTCATCGTCAAAGTCAATGTAGTATTAACTAAAGACAAAGTTGGAGTTATTACAATTTTTTTAGTGTCATCAGAAACAAGAATCATTCCTCCTTCTAAAGTATAAGTGACAAGAGGATCCAACTCTATATAAATGTCTTCTAATAAAATTACCTCAGAAAAGGTACTTCCAATTCTTACAGTATAATCTCTTTTAAAAACCTTCATTTTGTTCTCCTTTGCAACTGAACTTTTGCAGGAGCAGGTTTCGTGGGAGCAGCGGTTGTTTTATTTTCCGGAAGAGTTGGTTCTTGTGCAGTCTCTTGGATAGAATCTAATTCAGCAGTCAAAGGAAGATCAGGTAATTGTTCTTCTTCCGTTTCATACTGCAATCTGTTTTTCAAGTACTTACCAAAACCAAGTTTCTTAGCAATGATGGATCGAGGTATTCCAAGAACTTCAACAACACTCGGATGCTTGACACCAAGGTAAGCTCTTGTCTTACCTTCTACATCTCCTATTTCAGAAGTTGGGAATTCTAAGTCCATTAACTCCCAAGGAGGGAAACTAACATTTTTAAACTTAGCCTCCTTGTCTTTGAACTCATAAGCTTTCTTAACCTTATATACTAAAGAAAAATTAGGAAGTAATTTATTCCTTAATATAAAGATACTTCTCCAGAGATCATATTTTAAGAATCTTTCAAAGAAAGCAATCTCATGGTATACCCGATCAGCTTGAGGACCTCTGGATGCATTGATACCGGAGAAGGTATCACCTTTTGTTTGCCCAGTTACCATATCTTCTGGCTTATTTAGACCAGAAGTAATCATATGCATGATGTCTGTATCTTGTTCTGATATGTTGGGAAGGTTTGGATTCTTGCATTCTATAGTAACACCGGGAGGAAGTATCAAAGTACCTCCAGGAGTCTTCTTTGCAGTCAAGCCAGTCTCTTTTTTCTGCTCAGGAGTCATCTTTAACCATGTTCGGAACGCCTTTGTATCAGTTAAACTGACCACCCAGAGGTAAGAACCAGCTGATTTTTTATGATCTATCTCCCATTTCTTTAGATTAATGTAGTGATTTATCCATTCAAGGGTGGTTGTAATGTGAGATAAATTCCTGGAAGTCAATAATCCTTTGTCCCAAGCAACAATAAACGTCTTAAAACCGCCTATATTTTTGTATTTTTTGCTCTTACTTTTGGCTGTTTTTAGCTGTCCTGGGGTTATTTTGGCTGTTTTCATCACCAAATCGGCAAATTCTGGGTAATGAGCGACATAAATTGACGGAAAGATTTGTGATTCAGTCTTTCCGTCATTGTTTTTGATATCAAATTGATAAAAAATAGGCATTGTAAGCTTTTTTGGATGAAAATAGATACCAGAATTGTAAGATCCGCCCCCTTTTAGAGAAGATGGGTCCATAAAGTCAATTTCTACAAATCCATCAGTATGAACAGTCAAAGCCAGGAACAATTCTCCCTCTATTTCGCTTCTTGCAACATATTTAGGGAGATTTTTGTACAATTCATTCCGAATATCATACATTTCTTGGTATATTACTTCTTCAATGGCTTCAACTTCTGATCCGACATCAAAACCATAACCTGCAAGACTTCCCATAACATCTCTAACATGAGAATTCAAATGAGGGTTGGAATTAAACTTTTCCCAACAAGCTTTCTGTAATTCAGGGAATTTTTTAAAGTTGGTTGTATTCACTCCCCGGACAGAAAAACCATCTTCATCAAGTATAGGTTCATCATTCTCTCTTGTTGGGGATTGCCAGGGAGCAAACGCCTGAGCCGTATAATTTAATATATCGTCGGGCATGGCATCAATAGCAGCCTCAAATTCTTCTTGAGTTAAATCTTTTGATAAATTTCTCTGTATATCCATTATGCTCTCCTTTTAGTTTTAAGGATACTAACACTATTCATAACTGCCCACAAGTGATTTTTTATCTTCGTGATATTCACCAAGGGAAGTTATAACATTCCTTGCCCTGAAATTATCAACACTTAAAAATCTTCCACCATAAATACCCCAATTCATACTAAACATAACATCATCTTGGGTACCTAATTTTTCTCTCTTTTCTGGACTACCATAAAACTTTGTTACTGGATCATGATCGAACAATAACATTTCTTCTTCCAGTATATCATCTCGTTTACTTCCCCTGACTACAAGTGGTGGAGATTTAAGTCTCCCTTCATTAAGTATAGCAAACATTTCTGAAAAGCCATCCCGCTGTGTTGGATAAGATGCAGTTAAAGGAAAGAACTCAATCTCAAGATCCTCACACCATTCCCCTATGTCCCACATTCCCCATCGCTCAGTACAAAGAGAATCGACCCCATCATAATCCTCCACATAGTCCTCTACAATGACTTTAATAGAATTGATATCATTGTGCTGAACATGTTTTAAATCTACAAGGAAATACATGTATTTAAGGATAGTGGTATCTTCTTGTAAAAGGATTGCTGGATTATTCTTACTCCCAGGGAGTCCTTTAGCAATTAAGGTAACAATAGTTCTTGCGCCATGGGTAATATCTATTTTCATTGGGTCAGCTCTATCAACTCCAACCAGTAAGGCGAAATCTGTATTATAAATTTTTCCCAATTTCTCAAGTTCATCCATTGTAATCGCTCTGGGTTGGTTGAATGAAGTTTTTAATTGATAAATGTTTTCAAGTGGCTGAAGGTCAGACTGAACACTAGCATGGGTACCATCAAAATATTCCTCATCTATTGGTATTTTATTTTCTTCCCTTGCTTTCAGATGGGATTGAAGACAGGCAATAACTTTGTTCTGTTCCCCGAGGCTATTTCTGAACCCAACATATCTCATCGCCTGGAATGTTTCTTCTGCAAACATCTTCTTTGCTCCAGCATCCCAAGTATTCTTGAAGTACATAGCGAACTCTCTGGATGGGAACTTCGTCTTGTATGAGTTAAGTTGTTTCTGAGTCATCTCTGGGTTAGTGAAGTCTTTATGAGAGGCTTTAGGGGAATCCCTGTGTGAAAAGAGCAAGGAGTCATCAAGGCCCTTCTTGTAGGCTTGATATAGTCTGAATAAAATATGATCCTTTGCACTCACCGTTGAATCAATTACACCCAAAGCGTTCGGAATGTTTCTTATTGACCCATCAAGCTGGGTAAAGAACTTAGGGTTCTTCATGTCAAAGATTTCAGAAAAAGTGTACCCGGTGATATTAGATACAATACCGGAAAATGATGAAATACTCCTGATGATCGAAACAATGTGTTTCTTTTTATTAAGAAGACGGATCTCCTTCTCTTGGACATTCTTCTCTCCTACTATTCTTATAAGCCGAGGGGAGTTAAGAATGATATCCCTCATGATATCATAGTGAACGAACTTAACCTGATCCTTCGAGTTAGCACCAAGCATGATCTGTTGAGAGGGGAAGTTAAAGAACTTCCAGAGCTGTATTAAGCAGACGAATAGGGACTTGCCTTCACCCCTCATCCAGCAAAGAACAATCAATCGCTTTATGAACTTACCGTTCCTCATCCTTAAGGCAGCAAGGGCGACAGTTTTTTGAAACTCCCACATATCTTGAGAACAACGACCTGTGTCTGGGTTCAAGTGAGTAGGAAGGCTGTGCATCTCTCTCCATGTAGCAATCCCATCAACATATATTTTTATTCTGACATTTTCCTCAACCCATTTAATAAACCCCTCACCTCCAGACAAATAGGTTATCGGTTCTTTCTTCCTTCTTCTAAGTACAGGTCTCATAATCCTCCCAATTACCTTGAATGTAAGTAGAGAATTTTTTGAGAGGAAACATCTTTTTATAGTGAGCAAGTTCTTCTTTAGTTACTTTGGGATTAAGAAAACCTTTATTTTTCCCTTTAAGTTTCAATTTCTTCATCATTTTCCCTCCAAACTTCAGGTAAACTCCAAAGATCTAATTTAGGATCAATATAAAACATGAGCTGGTATCGGTTAGATAATCTCATAACTCCAATTTCCTCTTCCTCTGGTGTAGGCACAACAATATCACTCATGCTGGAGTCCTCCCTTTACTAATAAGCTCATCATAATAATCAGGGTCTCCGTCAAGGTAGCCTTTGCCTTTAGATGCTTCGGTTAAACCAAGGTCTTTCAACAAACCGCTTATCTCTTTAATGGTCTGGCGGATTTCTTTATATATTGGGTGGATCTTGGTTTTGGCCATTATGTTATGACCCAAGGAGTGTTCAAAGATTTTAAAACTTATAAGGTGTTGGAACAAAGGAGCAATAAGGAGTCCAATGGTGAGTGCGCTTATTTCATCTTTCTTCTTAACGCCTTCTTCTAAGGATTTCATAACGGACTCCAGGTATCTCCGGCGCATCTCGCATTTTAATCTCCCTTTATCGAAGGGACAGGTTGTGTATATGGTACATTCTTCTACACATTGGGGCAAAGCGTCCCACATTATTAGTTGAACATCGCCCAGTTTACCTTTATAAAGTGTCATGTCTCCGAGGTTTCTCATTTTAATCCTTTCCTTTATCCTGTGGTTTAGGTTGTGGATCTTGATGCTCTAAATAATATCAGGGTTTAAATAAAGTGTCAAGGAATTCCAGAAGTGTTTGCTTGAGGGTTGAAGGGGTCTGGGGATACAGAACGGGAAACACA